TCCTGAAGGTTTCCAATGGCCATCCCGTACTCCCGCTGGATACGTTCCCTTTCGTATTCGTCCATCCCGGAGGAGCCGCCACCAGAACCACCAGTCAGTGCCCGAGGATTCGGAGCCAGCGCAGCCATAGTCTCCGCATGAACAGCCGCATTCGCTTGCTGCTTTTCCGCAGAGGACATACTAGCCCACTGCTCATCAGTATATTTACTTGAGCCGGGGCCAGGCATTACGGAGAGGGTGCCCCCCATTCCCTCTTTTCGTATCCCACCAGTGATTTCCATCGAAGATCCACCAGGCCCAGAATAAATGGTTGATCCGTTATTCAAAAATTTACCGTCTTTCGGATCAGGATAAACATTTCTGGCCCCCCACCCTTCTGGTACTCCGGCATTCGGATCGCTTTTCTCATGTCGCATAATCCCATCCGTCTTCAGTGGCACATTACTATCCATGATAGCGGATTCTGGCTTATCTGTTTTAATCAGTGGTGGGTTCAAATCGACATTGGCGACACCAGTGAGAGGAGTAGGCTCCATCCTAAAGTACGTACTGTCCGCAACTCCCAATTCCCCAGGAACTTTAGATGGCGCACTGGTTAACGGTTGGTTAGTTGGGTTTGTGGCAAAACCCGGAGTATCTTTTCCAAACCCAGGGCTAACACCAGGACTAACCTTACCCAACAAACTTGTTTGTTCTCCATCAAACATCTTTTTTGGGAGTTTCCCCGACCGAGCCTGCTCCATTATCTCCGCATTCACTTTATCATTCGGATTCGTCTGCCCAGGTTCACGCGCCATTTTTTCCACCACTTAAAAAGTTCTTTTAACGTCTTGCACACCAGCCCACAGAGAGATCAAATCAATTGACCCTCCATCTGTGTTGGTTATCTGCAATTGCCAATGCTGCTCACGAATATGATCCTGAGTTCGCTCCGGGTCGCGGCGAGGGGCTCCCCCTTCGGCAGCCCCAAACACATAGGAGTCGCTAACTTCCTCTCCCTCAACCACAGCCGTCAGCGTTAAGGTGAACCCGTCAGAGGATTCATGGGTCGGGACAATATTCCTAATATACTTTTTGTTATCAATCCCAAAGTCCTCAAACCCCGTTTGAATTTCACACTCCAGTACCTCATCTGTCCCACTCCCCACCTCCAACAACTGAGTCGCCGTAATCCCGTACAGCTTCCCATTGAATTCGGCCAGGGCCAGGAAAGTGGGGCCGGAGTACTCCGAAATCCCCAGGGTGTTTGTGTTAATGGCGTGTAAACTGCTCATTAACAATTCCCTTCACAATCGTAATTGTAATCACGAGTCGTGTTATTCTGTTCACTATAGCCAAATTGACTGGCAGTACCAACGGAGGTATCAGAAGCAGCCAACGCGGCTTGCGTCATTCCAGCTAACATATTACCAATTGCCTGCACTGCATCAACAATAATCTTCCCTAAGTTAGCTCGGTCCACGATTAAACCAACTCTCCCCTTCTCCTCCTCCAGCAACAACCCACTATTAGCTTTGTACGTTTCCACCATGAAAGTTGCCTGAGCCTTATAGAAATCAAGCCTAACACTTTCACTTTCAATATCCAATTTCTCGTACTGAACCCGAGCAAGAAAACGTGCCGTTGCTGCTTCAATTGCCTTCAGTGGCATTTCCCACTTCAGCCCATAATACCTCAGCAACGAATCATTCGACCGGATGATTTGGTCGTTAATGGCGATAGCCTGCTGGACAGATTCCTTTGCCGCTTCCAGCGCTCTATCCTGTTTCTTGTGATGGTCCCCAATCCAGATGGATTCCCAACCAGTACCAGTCTCCATCGCCTTCCAAATATCAGCATGCCGTTCCTTCGCTTCAGCAATGGCCTGCTCCACCACTAGCGCAATCACTTCTCCACTGAACTTGTCCTGCACAGTGTTAAGCCCGGCCAACAGGACTTCGGAGGGGAGTTCCCATCCAAAACCCCCAGCCTGATTCTGAGCCGTCCACTCATCAGCCACCTGCCGGTCGGACAATTTCCCTGCAGCTCTCTCAAATATATCATCCCAGATAGCAACAGGGACAATCGGATTATCCCCAAGAACGGAAACGAACTTCGCTTTCATTTCCGTTTTTATTTGAGCTGTGTAAACAGCGTCTGTAAAAGAAAATGGAGTTACAGTACTAACAGCAACTAGTAATGGATCATCTGGTTCTTCAGTACTGAAATCTGGTTCCAGTGCTTCCAATGTCGTGTCATATTCAGCGAGTATTAAAGATGGTACGTCAGGAGTATCAATGACAAATTCTTCCCCCGCCAACTCCGCCAAATGGGCTCCAACTAGCGAAATTAACTGATCCACTTTAGCCAGAGCTAAAGATTTAAATTCCTCGGCCAGCTCAAAAATATCATCCAGCCGCCGCAAACTTTCATCCGTAACACGCTCAAAATCCGTTAAAGCCATTTTGTCACCTACCGTAGTAGCATAAGAACTTGTCGAAGGTCAGCCGTTTGCCTGTAGACGATGGAGGCAATTGACGCTGCCGGGTCTAATGCAAGCCGACCATCCGTTAATTTTTCTACTATACCACCGGGTTTGCCCGCAACAAGCCCTTCCTGTGAACTCCCAAACAGAGCCACCATTCCATTTTCCTGTAACGCCGGAATCTTGCTGCCGGGGATTTTAGCCATCCCCTTACAGTACGGGGTATTATCCTTCAAGTGCAACTGCCAGTTCTCGGGAGTGGGTACGTGCTGCAAACTACTGATCCAGTACAGCCCATTCGTTGTGGAGACGTAGAAGCCATCAGTTAACCCAACACCCCCTGTGATTGTGCCCGGAAACCCAAAGACCTCAGACCGAGGGTAAAATAGGTGAGGTACGTTGGTGCGGCTGCGGAACAGGTAATTGCCCCTGGCAACCAGCATATACGAAAGGAACGAGAAGATGAGGGAGCCAGCAATAGGCCCTCTCATATTCCGGGTCCGTAGTGGGATGCGGCCAACACTCGGGGCGGTGACAGTTGTTGGCCAGTCAGCAATCGCAACCGTTTTATTTTTATAAAGAGTTGGTTTATCTCGCAAACTGACATATATGTTAATGTGGGTTGTGTTTGGGTCAGTCACAGTCGCATTCACAGAGATAATATCTCCAGTAGCAAGGGTGACGGAGCCAATTGAACTGGCCCCACTTTCAATCCCAGAAGAATCAACTCCAGTGATTGCAACCAGATAAGACCCGGCCGTTAGAGTGCCGGTCCCAGCGGGGGACGTTAGCACTGGAGTCCCTGGCACTGCCTGTCCCCAATTCTTCCACTCCAGCCCATCATCCCCCAGCACAATCCTTCCAACATCAGTACCGTTTGTGTAAAAGCACTGAGCCCCGAAGGAGTAGAAGGAGCCGGCAGCAGCCGTCAGTCCAGTCACCAACTCCGTGTCATTAAAATCTTCATCGTAGGCAGTAATGGTTCCGCCATCCTGCACCAGCAAGTATCCAGCGAAAGGGAACACACTGTTGAAAGCTGTGCCCGTCAATACCTCCAGAACCTTCCCTCTGCTCCTCGGCCACCCACTATCCAGCATATCAACATTTAGGGCCTTCCGCAGTCGAGCCGGCTTTCCCTCCCGTGCCCGAAAAACCGAATCGAATGGCTGATGCACATTATCTTGCCCGAGTGGCCACGGACCCCAGCTAACATATTCCATCAAAGTCTCCAGTTACCAATGCTTTAAAGGACAATGCCCAGAGTCTAATTTAGCTTTCCATGACAACGCACAACCACAGAGACGGCAGATAGGACCTACAACTGGACGGTTCCACAGATGATGACATGGAGTTCCATTTTGTATTGTTTTACATATATGTAAACGTGCCTCTTTGTCAGCCATCACATCCCCCAGTCCGGGCTATAGCGGTTGTAAAAGGAGCGTTCCAGCGGACCAAGGTTTTCCTGAATTCTCCCCGCCAGACTTGGCTTATCGTATTCTTCAAGATAATGTTTGGCCGCTTCCCACACCAACAATTCATGCCACTCCTCATCCCAAATTGGCTCATCCCCGCCAACCTCCATCACAGACGGGTGTTCATACCAGTCTGCCAGCACCTCAAAAACGGTATCATCTAGTGGTTTCGGGGTGACCCGCCATTTCCCATTCGGGAGCTGGCAAAGCCATTGAGGTGTTCCCGCCGTCAAGGTGGGCCACACCACTCGGAACAGTGACATCCACGTTTGGTACGGGAGAACCGCCAATGGCCAAACAGCCGTCTCTCCCTGCCGCCGACACAGCACCCCATCAGTGACAATCTCCCTCACCCCCGTCAACGTGTAGTCGTATCTGTCCGGTATGGTGGTCAGGAGGGTCCCACTTTTCCAGTGAAACTTCCAATCCCGCTTTCGCAGCTGCACTCTCCGATACGCGGTCTGAATCCAGGATACGGCTCGGGCCTGCGCTCTTGGAGCATTTGCCGCCAGTGGGATTGTGGCAATGGCTGCAATGTGAGTGGACCCCTCACACTCCGCCAGCAGCGCATTTGATAATTCAACTAAATTCATCTGTAACTTACCTATATTATACCTTGAAATTACTCCCATCCTACCCAACGCATAACACGCAAATTACTGCCACTTGGATATTGTAATATTTCCTCAGCATCTGCGTATGGAGCAGATAATAACCATTCATCCGGTTCTATGCAATGCTGAGGATATTTCACAACTCCAGATCCACCTTGTTGAGCAGAAAACCCAATGAAATCTTCAGTAAGAGCGTTATTAAAATATAAATACCAAGCATTACCTTCGGCTAGTGTAATTTGACCAGAAGATGTATACAAGTCTGCAGTATAACTACGAGGTTCAGGTTCTTCAGATACGCTACGATTTGAAGTAAAATTATAACGATTTGTCCATACCTTACCGTCCGGTCCAGCCCCCTCTAAAGTCCAACCGCCGGAATCACCATAGCCAGCAGTAGTAATAGCAAGTCCAGTATCACATTCAATAGTATCTATTACGGTTGTAAACGTAGAATCTGAGTAATAATTATATTTAAGCCCGTCGTATCTTTGTATATTAGAATTATCTCTGTAAAGTTCAGTGCCGCTATCAAGATGCTTCGCTTTACGAGTTAATATTCCTACAGCTTCCGCATTCAACCTCGGAATAATTAATGCTTTAGCTATACCAGCTATGTACTCCTCATCTTCGATTGGGGTACTATAATTTCTAATAAACGAAGTACAAACTACAGACACTGTTCTTTTATACTCTCTCCAGTAAGCTAAATTAAGCGACACTGTATCTCCACAATTTGGATGCTGCATTCCAATTTCTTGTGGGGCAAACGCTTGCCTAAAAAATGTCCAACCACCACTCGAATATGAGAAAGTTGTTTCATATACTGAGTGAGCATTAGGATAGTAATAGTCTAACTCGCCTAACGCATCTTCAGTATTTTTAATTTGAATATCTACATAGATCCTAGCTGAACCAGTGACAGTTTCCGACCCCACAGCAACACACGCGCTTGTTCTATCTGCCAGTGGTGGTGTGTGGTGAGTAGTTGCCGATTCAGTACCATCCCAGCTAATAACGACATCTTTTTCTTCTCCATCTTCTGTAAAGAAGGTATATATCGGCGAAGAAAACTTATCCCCTAATCCAAGCGGATACCAATCTGGTTGCAAATAAGATAGCAATGGATCATGCCGTTGTGTAGGAGTCCATACCATTAAAAAAGGTCCCTGCGACCCAGACCACTCCTCATATTTCTCTGTCGTTGCTGTCGCGGATATCGTAGTGTCCGTGACATTAAAATCTATCGTTGTTCGGTAGGGTGTGTATTTCACCTTAGTACCTAGCCCTACCGTATATTCTGTTATCCCATGTCGTATTATAGAGGCTTTAAATACAGGCCCATAGTTAAAATGCCACCCGTAAGCAAGTGGCTGATCAATTGCCGGGGAGTTATCTGGTGTAATTTCTTCACCAGACAATAATACAAATTCTTCTTCAGTCGCAGAAAGCCCAGAAAGCACAAACACTTCAACTTTCTTTTTATCTTCTCCTGAAAACTCTCCCGCAGCCAGCCTTAGGCGAAGATTCTCTACATCCGGCGAAGCTTGCATTTTTACCGCTCTGCATTCGGTATTGGATAGGTAAACCGAGAAATATACATAACCAGAAGACCTAACCAGTCCACAATGCTTATAAGCGTTTTCAATCCCTCCAATGGGAAATAAATCTTCTATCATCGGTGCTGTAGCCGGTGCTTTAGTGGGAAATCCAAAACCCAACTTAGCTTGTACTGCGGCTCGCATTAGCCCGGTATACATACTTCCTATATTTGCAGTACCATACCTAGCTTCAATTCCAGCCTCCATACAAGCTGCCAAATCCATATCAACCATTTCAGGCATTTCCACGAAAGGAACTTTACCTTCCCTATACAAAGGGAATCCTGACTGATACTTAGACGCTCCTTGTAGCAAACACCCATTAGGAACGTCAATATCTGCTTTAGCTCCTTTCCATTTCCCTCGCGAATTAAATACAAAAACTCCAGACAGATGTTTATACTCTCCTTCTATTAAAGTGCCAGGTGAAGAAAAATAGTCTTCCGCAACCTGAGAAAGATATAAAAAGATTGGTCCTTGCTCTCGTGGAATATCCCAAGCAGGCTGTTGGTCACTAACCAATAAACCACTTTCCAAAACGAATATATACTGAGAAAGCTCAAATACTTGTTTACTTGCAGGGTGTGATACTTTTATTTGCACGATTGGAGGGCCAGCAGTTGCTCCAACAACTCGAACCATCCATTCTGTTCCATTGGCTCGTGTGCCCTGCAACATACCCCACTTTTGCTTTGTGGTTTTGAGAATAGAAAAGAGCTGTTCAACTCGTTTACGCAAGAACAACAGCTCTTCTCTAGCTTCTAGCGACTCAAATCGCCTATACGTAGGCCCAACAAAACGCATTACAGTTCCTCTATTAGCTCTCCACTGGGGCGTTCCGTATACAGCGTAAAAGTAATCTGTTGTTTCTCTTTATACGCAAAGTCTCCATATGAGGGTACACTCAATACTGTACGTACGGTAATCGCTGTAGGTCGTACCGTCTGTTCCGCTATCCATTCTTCCAAACGCCCAATAAATGAAGCAGCAATTTGTCGCCCATCGCCACGTTCCGCAGAAGCCAACTCAGCTGTTAGATGATATTCAGACAAAACCTCCAGCGGAATTTGCAAATTTGTACCGTCAAATGTATACCCAGGAAATACATCAGTAGGGAGCCAAGCAAACGGCGCTGTCTCAAATACAACAAACGCCGCACCAATTGTTGGAGCTAGCAAATTAAACATTGGTAAACCCGAATTTACCAGTCATAGCAATTGTATTGGCGCTAGCAGCTAACGCTTGTCCTGACTCATTAAGCAAACCAACTTTGAAATTTCCATTCGGCAAAACCACATTCGCCATTGTAATAATTCGAGCAGTTGTGGCCGCATCTAAAGTAAACGTCATAGCATTGCCGGTTGAATTCCTAGCAATGCAGTTATTAGCCGTTTTCAGCGTAGCTACATCCCCAAACACAGACCCGCCAACATCCGGCACAATAAGCAAAGAAACTTGCGCATCAGCGGCTCTGGCGCTACCTTGCACTGCCAAAGAAATGCTGAAATTGGCATGAGTATAGCGATTGGTGCTATCTCCGTTTTCGATAGCCGTGCTGGCCAGGGCCGCCGCATCATCGGCCAAGGAATTCAACTCGGTGGAAACCACCGTCCCTGCCGCAGTCGCTTCCGTATACTTCATAGTCATAGCATAAACCTCTTATACAAAATATTTACAATCTCAAAATACAGTATAACTACCTTACAACCAATTAATGTTTATTCAGATTCTCCTTTATTATACTTCGATTAGATTATCTGCAACTCTGAAACTGCCAACAGTACTCCACCAAGTCCCAGTCGGAAGCACAACCCGCGCTTGTATTTTGTGCTTACCGACAATAACGAAATCCGTTTCCTCAATAGTGTAAGAGATAATTCCGTCTGTCCCATCTGTGTAAAATTCAGCCTCCTTCTCTACACTAATTCCATCAGGATCTTGGATAATAATTACCATTGATGTCGCCAGTGAAACATCAATTATTTCAGTATCTTCCCCAACTAATGTAATACGAATTTTAGTACCAGAGTCAGCTACATGAGGAGTTGCCATTTATAGCTCCAGAGAAAAATCTAATACTTGTGCAACAGCCAGTGTCATTAAGTTTTCCTGAACCAACACCAGTGTAAATTCAATTACTTCACTCATCTCAGTAATCTCCAGGATATTTCCTGAGTCAAACGCAACTCAAACCGCAGCACTTCCCGCCAACCCACGGAGCCGAAGTCCCAGCAGTCCGAGGCCCAGCAAGTCGCCTCCCAACACCCTGCGTCCCACATCAGTCGGTCCTCCACTTATTGCCCGCCGATCCAGCTCCCAAAATACTGTGGCCCATCCACTTTCTCGTGTCGGAGTAAATGGGGGTTATTTGAGCCGCCGCCAGAATCGCCGCTGCGATGTCCGCAGCATTCGGCCCGGTGCTACCACTGGTGGCAATTCCCTGGGCCTGGACCGGAACAACGTATTTGGTATTAACTTGGTAAGTACCTAAAGTTCGCACTACTGGAGTACCACCACCTTCCACAACCAAGTTACCAGTGATTGTCAAGTCATGGTCTGCCTCCATGGGGCGAACCCGCCAGTTGTTCAGCAGGAAGAAGTAAGGAGGGATAAACAGACCGTCCCCCAGTGCAATCCCGCCCACCAACATGAAAGCCAGTGGCCACTCTGAATTCGCTGGATGCCAATCCACCCAGCGACTCCAGATTGTCGCCGCCGACACACTCGCCGAATCCAGTATGATCCGACGAGCGGCCCCATCCAGTGCAATAGCCATTAGCTAACGTAACTCGGGTCAACTTCCGCCACAGCCGCAATTGAGATTGCTTTCGACTGCGTGATGGTGCCGGTGGAGATGCCAGGTTTTGCGCTGTTGGGATTACCCCAAACAAGAATTACATCCCGGTCTGTGCTGCCACTATACCCGCCCTGGGTGTTGTTGGTGTAGTCAAAGGAGAAGCTGATCGAAGCACCAGAAATCGTCCCCTGGATTGGGTTACCGTCTTTATCATTAACCACCACCGCTGCGGCTTCACCGAAATCGTCCCCACCAGGAGTCGTCTCGTAATACAGCTTGTAGTAGCCAGTTCCGCCGGAGGTCAACGGGGAGTTAAAGGAGAACGTGCCCGCCGAGGCGTAGGGGTATTCCCTGCTTGCCGCGCCGTTGTCATAAAAGACGATGGAGTTCAGGTCCGCGTCTTGGATACCTTCCACAATAACACCAGACCCGCCCCCATTCGGGTTAGTGGGGGCGTAAAGGCCACACTTCAAAGAATCACCCACGAAGTTCAGTAGCAGGTCTGCCGTCTTACCAGTAACGGTCCCAGCAGTGCTATCGATGTCGGAGTTCTGCCGCAGTAGGTACTGAATCTTGGTGTAAATTTGAGATAAAGAAGCACCGAGAGAAGTAGCAGGATACAGCGTGAAGCTAGAGCTACTTTCCGTCGCTGCAAACGTGCCAGTTATAGTGACGACAGAGCCGGTCGGCGTCCCACTGATCGTGTACGTTCCTTTGTTCGTTCCCTCATGCACCTTAATGGTGCCACCCGTGAAGTCTGCCCCGGTAATTCCTGCTGCCGCACTCGTTAGGGTATTGCCGCTGGCAGACATACTCCCATCAATCCCGGAATGAGTGCCCACATCAATAACGATACCGAAGTTCCGGCCGGTTGCAGACTCCACCGCTTTGGTGAATGCTCCAGAGAAATACCGGACCAGAATCTTAGAGTATGGCGCGCCGGACATCGCTCCGTCCGCAGCCGTGATCTTAGTCTCCGCAGCCGAGGACATGCCAAACGGGAGTTTGTAAGGGCCGGTGGCCGTTTCGGAAATGTCCGTCAGAGTGGCGTCGTCGTAAGTGTAGTTGTATTCTCTGATAAAGGATTTAAAGTAAGCCCGGTCATCAAAGTTACCATTGCTGGCGTCTCCGAACACCTGCACTGCCTCATTCGGCAAGTCAGTGAAGGTGTAATTGATGGGGGTTCCGCCAGAAGCAACGGACTTGCGCAAGTAGTAAGCCTGACAACCGGACGGCGCTGAGCCCTGCAACACCGCGCAGAAGTACTCCCGGTTCAACACTCCTGCCGCCGAGTACTCTCGCCACCCCCCGTTCCGAATCATCTGCCGGGTGGCATCATCTGCTGGTCTCCACCCGTTGTAGTTGCCGCCCGGATCTCGGCCGAAGATGTACTGGCCAGAGCGGTTATCGATCTTATTCATCGGAAATTCGTATGGCTGGTAAGTGGCCGTGGCCCAAATGTCCACGAAGAACGACCAGAGGGCATTCATATCCACTCCATCCTTCGCTACCAGATCCCCCGCTTCCACCAACGTAAAGGTTTTCGCGGACGTATTCAGGGTGATCTCGATCCCGACTGCCATCAGGTCCGGGTCTGTAATCATCGCCATCTTAAATTCTCCTAGCTAACGTAACTGGTGTCGGCTTGCTGATTCATTGGGAGGGATATACCAGCAGCCGTTAATGGGATATTCCGTTGAATGTATGGGTAGTAGCCAGGCTTATAAATGCAAATGTCGATGGAGGAGTAGATCGTTGGGTCGATCTCAGTCTCGTAACTGGTGCCCGATGTCTGGTCCGTACTCTCAATCACCGTGTTAGTACCGCTGGCCAGAAAGACAATATCAGACCCGGACACCAGATTGGTGAGCGCGACTGGGGCCAGGTCCAGCGAGTCCGTTGCCGCCCTGGCTGCCGTTGTCGCATTTGTCTTAACGTACAGGGAGGTGATGGCGGTGGAGTTAGTTGTGCTGGTGGTTATCTTGATTTTAAGGGGGGTTCCCACTGTTGGGTCGGCAATCGTCTCGTGCGGGAGGTGGTTGAATACCAACACACCAGACACCACCCCTCCCAAATTTGGAATGGAAACCGTTATGGCGGTACTGCTATCCACACTCACTACCTTCGCGTGAGGAGCTATGTTGGTGCCTGACACGTAGTCATTAACAGCCACTCCCGTTGTGCTGGTCATGGTCACCGTCTGTGAAGCACTGGCCCCACCGCCCCCCGCCCTTGGGTAATGTAAGTTCCGCCATGTGTTCCCGCCATCCAACGAGTAGGTAATGTCGTAGTTCCCAACGGTGCCGCCACCCATTACTGGGGCATCAATAATAAAGCTCGAATGGCCTTTGATGGGCTTCGGGCTGGTGAAGATAGCGTACTGCCCAATGGTGGGCATATATAGGGAACCGGCTGAGGTGAAGGCTGCGCCCCCAGACAGAGTGACTTGAGCGGTGGATTCCACCGTCGTCTCATTCATCAGCAGCCCAATCCGACCATTAACCGGAACGAAAGTCAAAGTCCCAGAGGTGCTGCTGGCATTTAGACAGGTGAATTGGAACGTATCTTGAGTACTGACTGGGGATGCGGTAGACGAAATCTGAGTGAGAGTTTTCACTCCCAGCGGAATGGCCAACGCATCTGAAGTGGTGGTCACGCTTACCTGATCCCCCACTCTCAACCCATTACCTGCGCTAGTCACGGTTCCTACGTTCAAAGACCGGCTCCAACTCACCCCCGCGAGGTTAGTCGGTTGAGCCGTCGTGTAGAAGTCAACCCAATGAGTGCCGTAGCAAGCCGTTTGGGCCGCTAGAGATGGAGATCCTTGCACTCGGCGAATCGTAGAGTTCAGCATAGGGGTCAACTGCGGACCCCAATCAGTTCCCCAAACATCTTCCACCACCACATTTTTAATGGAGTTGTCCGCCGTGGTTAACAACCCAGTTCGCAAATGGGGCACATAACAACGCTGGACTTTAATCGGATTACAGGCCGACGAGGCGACGAAATTAACGAGAGCTGAAGCCTTACAGGGGTAGTACCAAAGATTTTGGCCGGTAGTTTGGCCTGTATTAGACACCGACACGGTGAAGGTATCAGCAGTGGGCGTAGAAGCCACCGTCCATAAAGTGCCAACAGAAGTAGTCAGTGCTTTAGGGCCTATGTCTGAACACGCAATCACTGCGATGAGATCGTTTGTTTTCAGCCCATGAGCGGTTTTCGTTACTGTCATTGTATTGGTGGAACGGGTCCAGGTAGCATAGACTGGAGCACCTCCCATATCCAACGGAGCCGCCGCTGTCCCCAGATTCCGCAATTTAATGTCTGAGCACCCAGCAACACCCACGTTCAACACGCCAGAGTAAGCTTGAACTAAAGTAAGCCCGCACCAATCCAGTCCATCGAACACCTGACGGAAACAGGGAGCCGTTCCAATATCCCAAACGTAGAAAGGGATAGCGGTATCAGTTGTCCCCCCCATCACATCGAAGTATCTGGTGTTTGTCCAAGTGTCGGTATCACATCCAACCAGCAAAACCCGGCCCCCTCCCAGCACACAATTCGTGAATGAGGAATTTAGTAACCGTGTGATCGTCGCACTCCCTGTCGATGCGTTACCCGCTTTTGTCAGCCCCATTAAACGAAGGTTTATAAAGGAGAAAGAGGAGCAGTCCGCAATTGAAGCAACGTAATTGCCGGAACTTGGCTCAGTAATACGAGTGCCTGTGCAATTGCGGAGTATGCCCCCAGCGAAGTTAAGGGAAAGAGTTAATGCGGTCTGAGAATTTGATGTGTTAGTCTGTCCGATCCCTACATTATCCCACTCAACAGCAGACGCACATTCCGATAGCGTCATAGTCTCGAAGGTGGATACATCAGATAACGTGACAGAATATGGCTGGGAGAAATTTAGATACCAGCAGGACAGTACCTTATCCATCACCACCACACCACCACCCGAAGTGGCGAACTCCATTCGAGTGCCTGGAGTGGCGTTTGGCAGCACGTTCGCTGTCCGAGCTGCTGTCGTACAACACTGAAACAGCACGTTTTGAATGCGGAGCTTGCGCCCGGACGGCGGGCAGTAACCCCCCGTACTGTTGGTGCCGTCATACCCGAAATACAGTAGGCCGCCGGTGGTGTACCAGCACCACCGCCCTCGAATTGCATCCGTTCCAATATTCGCCACCAACGCTGTCCGCGATCCCGCTGAGGGATAGAAGTCGAACACATAGGCGGAGCCGCCAGAGGACCAGGCCGAACCGGGATCAGCCGCTTCGATGGTGAAAGTGTTTACTGTCGCTGCCGT